TCAACACTTGAATACTTATCGTTAATAATTGCGCCAAATTGAATGCAACTAAAGCCCCAAAATATAGAATCTAAAGATAAACTTTGAAAGTCATAAAACCACTTTTGGTTAAACAATGCAGTTTTAGATTCATCACATTCGCCATCAGGGCCATAAACCATAAACTTCTTGCTCAATATCTTTGATTTACGTTGCAACATTGCTGATTGCACCTGCCCATCTAACACAATCTGCTGATAGGTTTGCATCAATAAAAAGCGGTTTGGGTACATCGGGCTTTCGGCCGCTTGTAACGCAATGTTAAACTTTGTCGCATCTTGTCTAACACGTTGCAACTGTTGCTCAAAGTCAATAGTCTTACGTATGTTAGCCTTTTGCGGTTGTGGTTTATTGAAGTTAAATATATCGTTATACCAAGCCATTATTTAAAGAAATTATCTTGTTTATCTAAACTATTTCCGTAGCGAATTGAATAGCCAGTGCTATCGGTTGAATTGATGTTTAACACCTCTGCCGTATCTGTGCCGCTTGCCCATCTGTCTAATTGGTCAAGTGCTTCTCTATTGCGTTCTATTCTCAAATCGGGTATGTTTCTTGGGTTAATCCTTGCGTGTAGGTTATACAATGTCATATCCATTGCAAGCTCCACAAACATCGGGTAACGATTATCGCCAACAGTCCAATAGGTTGCGTTGCTTGTTGCAATGTTAATCATTTTAGACCAATAGGCAGTTAATGTCAATGCTTGGTTTGTGCTTGCTGCAATAGCTGTGTAAACAAAGCCGTTGTCATCGGTTACAATGTTGCCTATTATGTATTCGGTTTTATTATCCCAGCGATTAAAGTCATTAACGTGTGTAATTACTTCGCCTAATATTACTCTGTCACGCGTGCGGTAATGTGTTGCTGCTGAATAGGCATCCATTGTGCCTAATTCAATGTCAACCATGTAACGCTGCACCAATTTAGTGCGCATTCTACTTATGGCCTTAACCTCGCTATCATACAAATTTTGCGGGGTGTTCTCGGTTATTTGATTGAGGTCAACCGTTTGAATAATGCTAAGATAGTCGGAGGTTTTTAAGAATCGTGCCATGATGCAAAATAATAATAAAAAATTTGATAAATGCTTAAAATGTAACTAAAATCTACTTGCTGATTTATATTCAGCATCTCTACCCACAACAACAAGCGGTTTGATAATTCCTGTTTGAAACCTTGCATATTGTGAGGCGAATACCGATGTGATTAAGTAACGTGTTAAATCTACAATGTGACCAAATGGCTGGTAACTTACTTTGGTCACAGGATCGGTTACTGTGCGCTTATCTACTTTTCCGTTTTTATCCTCTTTGGTATTCTCAAAATCTAATATTGCCACGCGGCAACTTTCATCAGCTATAAAACTAATGCCTTGCTCATTGTAGCCTAATATCGCATTAAAGAAATCGGCACTCGGGCGCACATTTGGATTTGATTTAGCCACTCTGCGAATCGGTTTAACTTCATCTAATTCGTTAATTAGTAAGCGGAACAAATCAAAGCCCTTTTCTTGTTTAACGTCATCCTTTTGCGATGTGCTATCGCCACACACATAAACATGTCCGTTATGCTTCCAATGTCGAAGTCGTTGCATTATAGCCCTGCCCATTGCTTTGGTTGTGTTATCGGGGTTTTTTAGCGCAATGCAATCAATCAATCTTATTTCGTTGTCATCACTAATTTGAAAGATGCCACATGGAAAGTAAGGGTTTACGTTTTCATCAAACGAAAGCCAAACTGCTAATGATGGGTCATAGGTTACAATGCCAGTGTGTTTGATAGTTGACCAACTTTTAAGAAATTCGCCACCAAAATCAACTTTGCCCCATTCGCCTAAAACATAAACTTTGTGCAGGTTTGGGTTTGCTTTAACACGTTCGGTTAAGTGATGGATGTAATCGGCATCTAAAAACGAATTATCTTTATACGTTGTATTCATCAACATGGTTTCAGCATCGGGTTCATCAAAGAATCTGCGCTTTATCCAGTGTTGCTCACTTATTGGGTTAAATGTAATAATAAACTGTTTGTAGTTATTCGTTTCGCCTCGCACCCTTAACTCTAACTGATTAAAATCTAATTCATCCAACTCGGTTGCTTCCTCACACCAAACTGATGTGATGCCTGCAATTGATTTAATTTTTTCGGGGTCATCCATTCCGGCACAAAGTATTTCGTTGCCTGTTGGATTGTGTGTAAAGCGCATCTCACTTTTGTTTATCGTAAATTCGCTAAATATATCGTATTCTAATAGCTTATCAACAAATAACTGATACACACTATTACGAATTGTTGTTGCTACTTTTCTAATGCAAAGAATGCGATGCCCTTGCTCGGTTGTTATGCGCAAAATTATCTTTTGAACTGCCGCTATGGATTTGCCCGATCCAATCAGCCCGCCCCGCCTTTCAATACCAAGTATCTATGTTGGCTTGAAAGTGCGGGGCGGTATGCTTCGTTAATTTTTACTTTACTTTTTAGCATCTACAAATTCTACTTGCCACATTTTAACCGCTTCACCTTTTGTAGTCAAATCAGCATTAACAGATGTTGGAATAAGTTTAGCAGCCAACTTGTAAAACTCGGTTGGGTTTTCTTTTGCCCAATTAGTCAGTTTAGCTTCTTTGTCTTCCTGTAACTCACTAAACGCTATTTCAAACGCTTCTTTAACCGATTTTGTCAGTTTATTGGGGCTGCCCTTTCGACTACCGCCACCTGATTTTTTACCTATTGCCATATTTATCGCAATTTAACGCACTATGCCATAAAACTTTCATAGCACAAAGATAAGTATTATTTTAATAAGTTTAGTATTTCCGTTTGCAGTTGCTCAAACGATGTAGCTACTATGTAATTACCTCCATCGGATTCAATTGCTGATTTGCGTTTAAGTTGTGCTTCGCTTATCTTATCGGTTGGTGATTTGACCTCAATGGCAAATAGTTTTCCTTTCAATATACATTGAATGTCCTCCATACCTTTGTTTAATCCTGCAATGTAACCAATGCCTTTTCTATATCGCCCCTCGCTACTTATTCGCCTTGCACTATTGCAACTGTGTACTGCCTTTAAGTAAGCAATAATAAGGTCGGTAAACTTATTAGTGTTAAAAGCATCTTTGGTTTCTTTCGGTTGGATAACATTGTTTACTGGCAAATCCAAATGGTTTGTCGTAAGCTCCGCTTTGAGCTTCTTAATGACTTTCTTTTTGTTGAGGTTGAATCGTTCAATCGGTAATGTTTGCCAAAATGCTTGATTCATGTTAGACCGTTTGTATTGATTGTGATAATAGAGTTCGAATTCGGGGATTGTGTAGATTGTCATATTGATTACTATTACTTATTAATTACTTAAAAATTACCAAAAAATTACCAAGCGTATGCCTTACTACCATTGCTCTATATTATTATTATTATTAAAAAGTAATAAAGTAATAGAGAAATACAACATTTATACGTTTTTTGTTTTTGATATGTTTTTGCCATAGCTTTTGGATTATTACCGATATTTATTACTTTGTTGATTTTCAGCATATTAAATAGTAATTAGTAATTTTAGTAATATTACTATGCAAACCTTGGCATCTCTTCATCAAGGTCATCAACTGAATCGTTTTGTTTATTAACTACTTTATTTTTAATATGATACGGATTTTTAAATAGAAAAGGAAGTCCAGTTTTGCTCACTTTTGGATAGTTCTCATTTGGAAATCCTTTATACTTTTTAGTTTTTAAACATTCGATTTTCATTTCATCATTTATAACTTTACGAATATAAGACATTGTAATTTGATTATTAGTATTAAACCATTTTTCCTTAACATCCCTTGCAGTTACTTCAATAAATTCTATGCCATCATTATTCATAAAGAAATCCTCAAAATTCATTTCTATTTCTTTTCTCAATGTTGATTTGCTTTCCTCCATTACAACGTGTAAAGATTCGGTTTGTATTTCATCCTTGGTAAAAACCATACGCGACTTGCTGAAGTCTATTGCAGGAAGTTGCATAAGATATTTAAGAAACTTTGGAATCTCGTTAAATAAATCGGTTTCGATGTTAGTGTTTTTTGCGCCTTTGATAAGTTTAATTTTGCGCACCCAAAAGCGAATCTCCTCTTCATCAATTCGCATAAAGTCAGATTCTTTATTGGTGCAAAAAATAACTTTTCCAAAAAATGGCACACTATAATGGCTAACAAACTTTTGCGATACCGACATTGTTTTGGCAGTTGCAATTGATTTTAACTTTTCAATTGCGTGTTGTTTATCAATTGTCGTTTCATCAATCATAATAATGTTCTTTGTCGCATAAGCATCATTAAAATTGCTTGTAAGGTCACTTGGGTTAATAAGTGTAGTATTTTCTCCAAACAACATTTGAATCCAATTTAAGAAAGTTGTTTTACCCGTTTCGCGTTCGGTAGAAACAAGTGCTAATACTGGCAATATTTGGCGCGGATATTCGTAAAGTATTTTCATATACTTCAAACCAAGCTCCCATTGCTCACCAAATATGTGATTAATCAATCCCAAGGTAACAGGTATATCATTTGTGTTGACCTCATCAATAACGAATTTATGAGAAAACTTTGCGTAAAGGTTATAACAGTTATTAAGCACTGGAGTATATTCGACATTGTCCGGATAGATAGTAAAGTCATCAAACTTGTAAATCATTCCAAGTAATTGTTTGCCATGGTCTTGCTTTATTTCATCTTTTTTCCAAGGTTTAAGAAGTGTGTTTTCAGATTTGTATCTGTCTTTTTTAGCTATAACTTTAAAGTAATCAGTTCCCACCCTAATATAAGGTATATCTGATTTCATAATTTCAAAATTAACATAAGACATTGCAGCAAATGAATCGCCTTGGAATTTAACTGCGGCTAAAACCATAAATTTAGAAACCTTGGCCCCAACACCGAGTCGGTAACTATTTTTTTTCATCACATCAATAGTGTTTAACTTATTGAGAATAAAAGTCGGTTTGTTAAGTTCCTGCGGATCTAAACTATCGGGGTTAAGTAAACATACTTCGGTTTCAGATTTTACATTGCATTGTTTTATGCCCTCAAATATTGACACGAATGAGCCAAAGAAATTGAAGTAATCCACCGCGTTAAGTAGCGGGTTTGATTCAGGTTTTTTAAATTTGTCCATTGTCAATTTGTTTTATCATTTCTTCAGCAAACATAATAGCTTCAAAACATATACTTCCAATATGATGTTTATCAATATAAGCAGAACTTTGTTTACTTTTTGCAATTAAACTTTGCATTGCTATTACTGCAATGTACTCTAATCTTTCTTGTTTTGTTTTTTGGTTTTTCATAAAAAAAATACCTATCAAACACAAAGGCTTACCCACTCGTTGCGGTCGCAACAATTGGCAATGTGAATGATAGGATTTTTAAATATTTTCATAAGTGAGTAAGCGGTGCAAATATACTTTTTTATATTTTGTTTTGCAAATAAGTAGGAAAATTTATTCCTTTATCTATCATTTGCTTTGCGGTCTTTTTGTAAATACTTGGTTTTTTCGAAAGGTAACTTTGAGAATCAATTAAATTGTTTATTAATGCAATTGCATCATTATAATCAATGTAATTTGCACTTACATAACCTCCGAGCAAGTAGCTGGTTGCTCTTAAAATAATATGCCCAGTATCGGTTATGGTATTAATTCGCTTTGCAATTATCTTTTCAATAACCGATGTTTTGTCATCAATAATATATTGTTTTACTGCAGGCCTTACAATTTCAATGTGTTTTGTTGACCACGTTTGAGCATCGTTTCTGTGTAGAATGTCGGCATCGTAACTGATAAACATTGGTAGGATGCAGTTCTTTGGTGCGGTGTCAAAACCATTATAACAGTTGAGGTGTCGCTCAATGCCTGCATAATAGTGTTTAAATTCATCTACCGAAGTGCAAATCGGAATCTTAACTAATGCGCGAACACCATGCCTTGAAGCCGATAGCCACGCGGTTATAATGTATTTATATTCGTTAAATAAATACTCTTTGAATTCAACTGCCACATCACTTGCTAAGTGGTCGAAATCCAAAACAAGTAAGCCAGTCCAATGTTGAATGTTGGAATACTTACGCGGTCCGTTAACATAAACACATGGAGTAAACGAGTATAATTTTGACTTCAATGCTTGCTTTTTGGCCATGTCTTTTTTTTCCTCTGCAATACGTATCTCCTCAAATACATTGCGGATGTCCTTTTTAGGTGTTCTAATAGCGTTTATAAGATATTCAAGCGTAACACTACCAAGTGGAGTGCTACGTTTGATATCCGCTTCGTAATAGTTAAAAATAGGATTCATTTGTATTGCTTTGAATTATACTTAAAGTCATCTTTAACTATTGCCTTTTGGATTGCGTGAAACTTTGATTCAGCGTTTAGTGTGTATAGTTTGCCACTTGGTGATTTTATAAAAAATATTTTCATAGTTTAATAAATTTTTTCGCAAATAATTATTAATTCATCATTGTCATTTAATTCGTGCTTTTCAACTTTGTAATTACTAAAAAATTCATCATAGTGAAATTCTGAATTTGGAAAAATTAAAATAGGAAGTTCAATAGTATTAAATCCTCCATCATTGCATAAATAATATGTGTACATTGTGTATAAAATTAAAAAAGCCCTTAAAGATTTGCAAGGGGTCTCACTTCCTTGCGCCTCTATAAGGGCCAATACTTTTATGTTTCTATAATGTGAGACCGAAACAACTTTACAAAATTAATGAATCTTACCCAAAGTAGCAAGCATTTTTTTATCATATTCCTCCAACCATTCGCGACATTGAATGACGCGCTGAATAATTAACTGCTCAATAGTTACATCGCGTTGCACCTGATAGGCCACCCATCTTTCGTTATCGGGTAGGTCATCATAAACAACTTCTCCTTCATAGTTCGCCTCTTCAGGTGTGTTCATTAAGCCATGAAAAACTATAAATGTTGGTCGCTCATAAAGTGCCATGTAACCGCGCCCTTGCCATTCGTAATCAGGATTCATTCCTTCAATAGCTTGTTGCTGCAATGTTTTTCTTGACCAAGCCGCCTTAACATCAACTATTAAATGATTAGTGATTACATCGCAAGTGCCTACCATCCATTCGTTGTGAACGGTTACCTCATTCTTTTCGGCCATTCCCAAACCGATTTGCTCGGCCATAAAGTCTATGAGGTCAATTTCAACAAGGTTACCTTTCATGATATACTTGGAATGGATTTGCTCGCGGTCATTGGCATACCATTCGGCCAAGAATGTTTTGCAGGTTGCTGACAATTCGCCTTTTGTTTTTGCGTTGCTCATTATCTTACCTATCTGTGAGCAATGTATTCTGAATATTTTATCCATTGGTCAGTTGAGCCTCCACCTCGTTAGTAACAT